CATGATTCCGTGCGGTTGCAACCTAGCTTATAGGGCTTTGTGGGGTGCATGGGTGAGGATTAAGTTTCCCTCCCACACCACAACCCTAATTTGCTTTGAATTGCGGCCGGGACTTATCAGGTCCCGACAACCCAACTTCCTACCACGGTCACTTCTTGTCTATGCGGTACTAGTGAAAACCTTACGCGCTTATCAGCAGGTCATCCGGAACTCTGAGGGGGGGGAACTTGATGATACCGGGTGGGCTGGAACCCCACACCCGCTGGGAGGATAGACAGCACTGGTTTACAGTGCTGTTGATAAGTTGCATTCCTCTTTGTCTTGGGCTTAGGTGCTCAGGCAGAGGTGCGCGTAGTGTGTTGCCCGTACGGGAAACCAGGGCGTTGCGTTCCGCCGTCTGTGCACGGTGCGCTATGATAGCAAAAACAGATCTAATATGCAAAACGCAACTTCAACAAACACCCCACCTGTGGGGGGAAAGCCACAGGGCGGTAAGGGGGCAGCCGCGAAGATGCCCAAATTAGGACAGGGACCCACATACAAGAATCCAGCTTATGAGCATGTGTGGCAAACCTGTCAGTGGCTGCAGCCCTTTGAGAAAGGCAAAATGAGAGCCACAAAGTCAGTATCGAATATGCTGACAGCAGTCATGGCGGCAAAGGGCAAAAGCCGTCTGGATCAAAGCTGTGTGCAGTTGGCTTGTCTGAGTTTCGTGAATCCATCATGGAACTTGGCCAAGATCCAGTCCCATCAAATAAACAGGAAGTGGGACGCACACCCAGTGTTTCAGGTCTGGAAGGAGATTGACTGGTACTCACGAGCACTTGATGTCACCTTCTTTGTCTACACATATGATGATGTCACTGGCGGCGCTAATTACTTGTCTAAGATAGGCAAGCCAAAGAGCACAAGCGCACGTCACTGCTCATTGATGTTGGTGGACTTTGGGACCTGGTTACACTGTCTTCCATTTGCTGATCTGGACGAGAAGATGATTGTTCAGAAGCCAGTGACTGCAGCGGCAGCAGTGCCAGCCACACTGCCAGCCGGGGTTGTTAACCCACTCCCTTCAGCAGCACAGATAGCCGCGCCGACAACGGCGGCTCCTGTTACTGCTGTGGTGCCTCCAGCACCACCAACCCAGGCTACTGTGCCACCGCCACAGCAGCCTAGCTCTGCACCACCCGCTGGACCGTGGGTGCGTATGCCCCCAGGAGAGTGGGGTTTTGCAGGGGTTGAGCAGCCTCGGATTGGGCTGATGCGGTGGATTAAAGGTTTTGGATGTAGTCACCCAGACAGGACTGTTTTCGAGTCTATTTCAGACTTGGCGAGACCAGTTCTAGTGGCCAACGCCATTACCAATACGGTCGCCCTCTACGGGGCTGACGTGCTGTACTACGAGCTTAGGAGTGGTACGAGCATGCGACCAGGGAAGGTGGTTGTAGATGGTGAGGTCTACTCCACTTTCTCAGCAGGGGACATTGTAACCGTTGGTGGTGACAAGTACTCTGTCAATCCGGTAGTAGCAATGGGCGTGCCACTCTTGAAGCTTGTGCTTCTTTCGAGTGGTGTGGTTGGCTCCATTAAAAGGGCCTTGACCTTGCGTCCCAATGTGAGTGTTGAGCTGGTTCATGTCCAGAAAGCG